CGGCGGCAGCGATCTTGTCATTGAGCGTTTTGGCGCTGAGGGTGCCGTCCGGGGCAATGTCCAGATAGTCGCCCACCTTCACGCCGCCCAGCTGGTCCGCCGTAGCGGGCGGCAGGGTGTACGGCGTGCCGAACTTTTTGTCCGCCTCTGCCTTGGTATAAAAGCTCCCGCTCTCCACACCCGCGATGGCGGCGTCCAGGGCGTCGAGTTTGGTGTGCAGCTCAGTGGACAGCTGGGTCATTATGGCCAGCGCCTGCGCCTGCAGCTGGGCCGTGGGGATGCCGGTGACGCTGTCCCGCATGACGCCGCACACGTCCTCGTCCGCGCGGGTGTCGGTGATGTCGGCGGCGGTGACCTCGGTGCTGCCCGCCGGGCGTCGGATGTCGGCCAGGCACAGGTCGTACACCAGCGCGGTGCGGGTGATCTCCGGTGCCGTGGGGCTGGCGCTGTCCAGGGTGCCGGTCAGCACGGTCAGGCTGGTCTTTTTGGCGGCTGCGTCGTACCGCAGCACCAGCCGGTCGATGCGGCTGCGCACAGTGTCGGCGGCGGTCAGGGTGACCGTCTCCGGCTGCTCCAGGATGATGCTGCGGCCCCGGAAGCGGGCCGGACGCACCCATGCCTGCCCGGCGCTGACGGTCACGGTCAGGTCGCCGTTTGCGGTCACGGCAAAGTCCTCGTCTGCGCTGTATACGCCGCTCAGGCGGGTGCTGAGGTACCCGGAAGCGTCGTCGGCGTCGTAGGTGATGCCGTTTTCCGGGTAGGTGATGATATCGGCCATAAGCCCTCCTTTACGTCTTGTGCCAGCTCGGCGTGCCCAGCCGGATGGTCCGGGTGGTGCCGCTGGACTGGCTCTCGGTGATGATGTCGGCCACCCGCACCATGGCGGTGTAGCCCAGCTGGGGCAGGCTGACGCGCAGCACGTCGCCCACGGCCAGCGTGTCATCGTCCACGTCAAACTCAATGGTGCCGGTGCGTAGCTGGGCCAGCAGTTTCTGCCCGCCCCGGTCGGCCAGCTTGTCGAGATACGATTGGCTGGCGGTGGTCTCGCCCTTTTCCTTGTCGGGCTGGATGTCGCGGGCGTCGATGTAGATCTCCCGCCGGTCGGCTCCGGTGGTGTTCACATCCCCCACCCAGACGGTGACCCGCTCGTCGCCCTCGCCTGCGCCCTGCACGAGGGCTACGTTGGCGTAGTCGGTGTCGGCAAAGCTCCACCCGGCGTTCAGAAGGTTGCCCCACTGGGGGCTGTAGCGGCGGTTCGGGTCGAAGGTGGGCCGGAAGCACTCGAAGAGTAGGCGCTTGCTGCTGCCCTTGCCGTCCAGCACGATGCGGAAGCCAAGGTCGCACGCCTGCCCGATGGTCTTGCAGTAGTCGAATACCGTGCCGCCGGAGGTCTGCTTTTCAAAGGTCGTGTCAAAGCCGTATGCGGTGCCCAGCTCCAGCCTCGGCCACGGCTTTGCCGCCGCCACAAGGCTGCGCATGGCCTGCTCGGCGTTCTGCCCCTTGATGGGTGCAGCGGAAACCCTTTTGGTCAGGATCCAGGTGGCCGGGTAGCCGCTCAAGACCAAATTCGCGTCCTCGTTCTGGTTTGTGCGGGAGCAGATCCGCATGGGAACCCGGGGGCTCTCATCGCTGCGGACCAGCCACCGGCCCTCCTGTAAAAGCTGGAGGTTTTCCTCGGTTGGCCGCACTTCCAGTGTAAAGCTGCCCTCGGAGTAATAGGGGCTATCCCAGTAGAGGGACACCCACACGTCCACCCAGCCCACACGGACAAGGGTGTCGGCGTCCAAAACGTCCAGTCTCATAGCGGTTCGGGCAGGATGCCCGCCTCCATCGGGTAAAAGCTCACGGATGCCTGCAGGTAGCCGGAGCCAGACTCCGCCTGCATACTCAGTACGTTATCGCCGGGCTGCAGCTCGGTGAGGGTGCTGTCCTCGTCCAGCTTTGCAAAGATGTTCTCGGTCACGCCTTCCCGGGTCAGGGTGCAGGCCAGCCGGTCAGAGGTGCTGCGGTAGATCTCCAGCGTCTCGTCCGGCTGCAGGGTCAGGTCAAAGCCGATGAAGGCCCCGGTCTTCAGATCCACCACCTTGGGATGGGTCACCGGCATGTCGCACCGCAGGGTGGCCGTGAAGGGCACCGGCAGGCTGCCCTCGTTCCGCAGCACTGCCGCCGTACCGTCCCGCTTGATGCCGTAGATGTGGCTGTCGTAGCAGACCGGGAAGCAGAACGCCTTTTCGTACCCGCCCAGCACGCTGCTGACAGCGTTGAGGTCGTACCAGAAGGGCTTTTCGCTGTAGAGCATGAGCGAACAGCGCGGCTGCGGCGTGTAGCTGGAAAAGTATGGCGTTTTCTGCAGCACGAACCGGGTGAAGTAGTGGTCGCCAAAGTACAGGGTGCCCTTGGTGAAGTAGGGCAGCTTTTTGCTGAACGCCCGGGCATTGTCCAGCGCATACGCGCCCCAGAACACCACATCGAGGGTTCGGGACACGCCGGAGACGCTCTGCCCCTCCACGGTGGCTCCGACCTGATTGACCCCCTGCGCGGTCTGCAGATCAACATCCACCCCGTTCAGCGGGTCGAGAAAGTAAGGGGCGTCGTAGTCCCAGCCCAGATGCAGGACGGCACCGGCATCAGTAACGATCTTGAGATGATCCTTAAAAAGCACAGTGTCCTCCTTTCATCGGCGCTGGCGGCGGGCCTTGTCGGCCTCCCAGCGGGCTTCCCGCTGCTGCGCGGCGGCGGTATCGTGGCCATTGTAGAAGTTCTGGGTGATATTGGTGTCGCCCTCCCGGCGGTAGCTGTTGGCGGCAGCAGCAACCTGGGCGGTGCCGCTGGCAGCCACAGTGCTGCCCAACCGCATATTGTCCGACAGCACCAGACTGCCCGCCTGCCGGATCATGTCGGCAAGGGCGGCGTTAGTCTGCGTCAACGCTTTGGTGTTGGCGTTGATGGCGTCCTCCAGGCTGCCGGTGCCGGTGGTGATATCCACGCTGCCCAGGCTGCCGGAGCTGCCGCCGCCGGAGCCGCTGCCGCCGCCGGGTCTGGGTGTGCTCTTTCTGGAGGCACCGAGGCTTGCGCAGATGGCCGCGATGGCCACGCCCAGCGCCACGGCAGCGCCCGCCACGATCACGCCCATGGGGATGCCGAACACCGTCGCATTCAGGGCGGAGGCGATGGCGGTCATCATGCCCTCAAAGGCCGCACCGATGGTGCCCACCATGGAGCCCACGCCCGCGTAGATGGCCGGGAAGCTGGCCATCAGACCGCCGGACAGGCCCTGACTGATGGCCAGCGCGGCGCTGCTCAAGGGGGCTTTCAGGCCCTTAAAGATGCCGGTGAGGGTGGTGCCGAGGGTCTTGGCCTGCGTCCAGACCTCGCCAAAGCCGCTGGTCAGGCCCTTGCAGATCTGGGCACCGATGTCGATGCCCTTCTGCACGAGGGCTGTCTGGGCATTGCCCAGTGCCTCGTTGAGCTTGTCCACCAGACCGAGGGCAAAGTCATTGACCTGCTTTTTCTGGTCGGCGGTCAGGCCGCCGTAAATGGCGTTTGCCGCCCACAGGCCGATGGACTTCCAGTCCTTGTTCTTGACGGCGGTATAGAGGTTGTCGAAGGTGCCCAGCAGGCCGGTGTCGGCGTGGTCCTGGATCTCTTTCCACAGGTCGTCGAAGCTCTTGATGGATGCCTCTTTGACGGTCTCGGCCACCTCTTCGGTGCCGTCGGCGGCGATGGTCTTGACCCGCTCCACGGTCACGAGGGCACCGTCCACCACGTCATCGTAAGTCTGGGTGATGACCCGCTTCTGGGTCTCGGTGCCGTCGGTCAGGGTCTCGGTCACCGTCTTGGTGCTGGTCTGGATGCCGTCCACGATGCCGGAGGTGGTAGCGGTGATGGTCTTGGCCACCTCCCGCACCGTCTCCATGGTCTGCTTGACGGTCTTTTTGCCCTTCTCGTCCACCTCGGTGATGGTCTTGATGTCCTTGAGCACGCCTTCCACCATCTGGCGGGAGGTCTCGGTGATGACCTGCTTTTGCTGGGTCTTGCCGGTGGACAGGGTCTCGGTGATGTTTTCGGTGGTGCGGGTGATCTTGCCGTCGATTTCGGTCGTGGTGTCCGAGACGGACTTGACCACTTCGGCAGCAGCTTCCTTCGTGGCCTTGCTGGCTTTCTTGGCTCCGCTGGCGATGGCCGGGTAAGGATTCGCAACTGTCTGGCTCCCGGCGCGGCTGCTGCCGTTGCCGGAGCTGCTTGTGCCCTTCGGCACCCATCCGTTGTCATCGTCCCATTCGAGGTCTTTGTGGGAGTTGTCCCACTGCTTTGCGCTCTTGCGCTGATTATAGTTGTTGATGGCGTTGTTGTAGGCGGTGTTATAAGCATCCGCCGCAGCACCGATGCCGTTCTTCAGGTTGGCCAGTGCTGCCGCTGCTCCTTCAATTTTTGCAACCAAATCATTGATCCAGTCCACCACCGTGCCGATGGCGCTCTGGGCAATGTTTTTGACCGTGCTGAATGCGGAGTTTACTGTGTTGCGGAAGGTCTCACTGGTCTTGTAGGCCGTCACAAGGCCGGTTGCCAGAGCCGCCAGTGCGGACACAAGCAGGGCCACCGGGTTCGCGGAGATCACCGCATTCAGGGCGGCCTGTGCCAATGCCAGACCGGTTGCACCCGCCTCAGCGGCGGCGTTGGCTGCGGTCATGGCCGTGGTTGCAACGGTGTGCGCGACCTCGGCAGCAGTGGCAAGCGCCACATATCCCTTGTAAGCCAGGAACGCCGCGCCCGCAGCCGCGACCACCGACGTGGCAATGCTGATGGTGTCCTTGAGCTGGTCCATCTTCTCGTCACTGTCGAGGAAGGAGGTGACCACGTCGTTGAGCTTCACCACAAGGTCGCCCAGCGCCGCAAAAAGCCCGCTGGTCAGCTCGCCAGTCAGGGCGGCCACGTTATCCTTCAGGGTGGACATGCGGCCGCTGAAGGTCTGGCTGGCTTCCAGCATGCCGTTGTAAAATTGCCCGCCCTCACTGGTGGCGGCCTGCACTGCATACTGCAGCTCTTCAAAGCTGACCCTGCCGTCCGAGATGCGCTTGTACAGGTCGGACATGCTCTCGCCGGTGGCGTCACAGATCTGGTTCAGCGGGTTAAATCCCGCGTCGATCATCATGTTGACGTTTTCCAGCGTGACCTTGTGGGCACTGGACATCTTGCCGTAAGCACGCACCAGCGTCTGCAGCTTGTCCGCGTTGCCAAGGGAGATGTCGCCCAGATGTTTCAGCACGTCAGTGGTGTCATCCGCTGCGATGCTGAACTGCAGCAGGGTCTGGGTGCCCTCGGTCAGGTCGGACAGGGCAAAGGGCGTGGATGCCGCCATTTTGCGCAGCTCGGAAATCTTTGCGGCGGCCAGTTCCTCGTTGCCCAGCATGACCTTGAAGTTGGTCAGGTAGCTTTCCATGCTGGCGTTGTAGTCCACGCCGCTCTGGACCACCTTGCCCAGTTCCGATGCAGCCTTTTTTGCAAAGTCCGCGATCATGTTTCCGGCGGCAACGGTCCACTTGCTGGTGCTCTTTTCCGCCGGGTCGCTGTTGAGCCTTACTTCGCCGGTGATGCTGAAATCTGCCATGTGTCCACCTCTCATTCAGAGCGCGGGCACAAGGGCACAGGCTTTACAGTTTGATCTCTACTTCCCGGCGGCAGGCCGGATTTTTGCACTTGACCCACACGCCCCGGGCGCTGGCGGCGCGTTCTGCCCAGACGGGCAAAGGCTTTCCACAGTAGGGGCAGGGCACCGGCACCCGCTCAGCGCCGGAAGCGGGCCAGGAACGCGGCGTCGTGTTCGGCAACGGTCTGGGCAACGGCGGCACCTCCTCTCAAAGATGCAGGCAGGGCAAAGCGCTCCTTCAGCGCGGCGTAATGCTCCCGCATGCTGCCATCGTAGTCGGCAAGGTCCAGCGTGCGCCAGCTCATGATCTTCGCCATGAGGGTGTCCTCCGGCAGGGCGGCGAACAATGCCCGGAACCGGAACCAGTGCAGTTTTGCGGTGGTCAGGTCGATGCCGTAGGCCTGCTGGAACGCCGCCACGATGTAGGGCGCGTCACACCGGTAGTCGAACGCCGGGCCGGTGTCGGGCCTGCTGGCAGGCTTTGACGCTGCTGGCTCTGCGGCCTGTTCTCCGGCGCAGTAAAACTCGATGAGCCAGCTGTATTTTTCCTGCAGGTCGGAGGGCGAAAAACGCTCGGTGTAGAACTGCCCACACAGCTGCAGGGCAAAGGCCACCGGGTCAGCCTCGACCTCTCCGTGGCTGTAGGCAGCGGACAGCCGCACCATGTGCCGGAAGTCCGGGTCAATGCGCCTGCCGTGCCATACGGTGGGCAGGGCGTCCGTCAGCAGGTCAGTCATCCAGCGCCGCCAGCTCTGCCAGCAGGGCCTTGCGGCGGGCGGCTTTGTCCACCCGCTCCACCATCCGGGCGGCGGGCGGCTGTGCCGGGAAGCTCACAGGCTTCTGGCTGACGATGCGCCCCGCCGTCTGGGTGCGCTGCTGCGCTTTTGCCGCTGCCCGGCGCTGCTTCCGGTTCATGGGCTGGGGCTTGGGGATGCGGCTGGTATAGCGCTGCTTTTCGGCCATGCAGGCCTCGTTGATAGCGTCCAGCACGTCATAGATGGGCGCTGCATTGTTTTCATCCAGACCCAGCCGGGCAGATGCGCCCGCGCCAAGGATCTCGTCGATGCAGGCCATCACGAGACGCGCCTGTGCACGCATATGGTCGCCCAGACGCACGCCGCCACGGTTGAAGCGTTCCTCTTCGGCCCGGCCCGCCTGCTGCATCCGCTCGTTGGCATCCTCAAAGCGGTCCATGTCGTTGGCGTTCAGCACGGAAAAGTTGAATTCCTGTCCACAAATAACCATTTTCTGGCTCCTTTCGTTGCGCCGTGCCCCGGTGCTGCCCCGGGGAGAACTGTTTCACGGCATAAAAAATCCCCGTTCCGGGCGGAGCGGGGAAAGATGCGGGGAAGATCAGCCTGCGGCTGCAGTGATGTAGTTGAACTCCGCAGGGATGCCGATGCTCTTGACGTCGCAGGCAAAGGTGGCCGGGGAACCGGCAGCGCCTCCCGCATCCGAAGTGACGATCAGGGAGGCGCTGCCGCTCTCGCCCTTGCCGGTGCGGATGCTGAAATAGATGTAGGGCACGATTACGTCGCTGCCGGTACCGTACTTGATCTTGTGCGACAGGGCAAAGTCCTGAAAATCGTCACCCACGCAGCGGTTTCCGCTGATGGAAAAGGTGCGCTGGGTACCGGTCTTACTGGTCACGGTGCCGGTGCGGATGAACGCTTCGTCCGCGGTGGTGGCGTTCAGGGCACCGCTGTGCTCCTTGACGTGGTCGGCGCAGACCACCCAGTCAGTCTCCTTGCTCTGGGTGCTCTCGGTCTGGATGGCAAAGACAAAGTCATCTGCCGTCTCGATGCCGGTATAGGACGCGCTGGGCGTGATGCCGGACTTGGTAATGGCTTCTGCTACGGTCATAGCAAAACTCCTTTCATTTGGGCTGATAGTAGGTCAGGCGCAGCTGCATCTGCATCCGGCAGCTGCCCGCGCTGCTGGTGACGATGTAGCCGGTGGAGGTGACGGACACGCCGAGGGGCTGGCGGGGCGCTTCCAGTGCAGGCAGGTGGTGGCAGTCATTCTGGGCCAGAACCCAGTCGGTGAGCTGCTCAAAAAAGCCGCTGTTCTGGATGGCCAGCACGTCCGCTTCGCCGTATTCCCGCCGGGACAAAAACAGGTAATTCTTTGCCATGTTCCGCCCGGAAAAATACTCGGTGATCACCGGGTCGCCGGGGCTGTCCTCAATGGAAAAGGCGGTGGCGTCCTCATCCAGCCCTGCAATGCGGAACGCCGCCCCGGTGGATTCCTGCTCTTCGGCGATGAGCGGGCAGCTCTTGAGCCACGCCCGCAGGGCGGCAATGGTGGGTCTCTCGCTCATAAGTGTCCCATCCCTCCCCAGAAGGTCGTGACAGCCCGCGCACCGTAAAGGGCGAGGTGCTCTCCGACGTCCGCCAGGGCACGCTGGCCCCAGTAGGAGCCGCGCAGACCGGTCTCTCCGTGCAGGCAAGTGCCCTGCTCATGCAGGTAATACTGCTTGCGGGCGTAGGGCGTGTCATACACCAGCAGACCCTCGTCATACTTGCTGGCGAGGTTCACGCTGTTCTTCAGCATGCCGGTGTCGAAGGGCACATAGCTGTCGATCAGCTTGGCCGCCTCCTGTGCAAGGGCGTACTGTGCCTTTTGCAGGGCGGCGGTTTTCTCCGCGCCGAAGTCCGGCCGCCACGACAGCTGCATCTGGATGCCGTCTGTCTGATACCGGAACCCATCCGGCTGGTCAAACTTCGGTTTTGCCGACGGGGCAACGGGCCCGAACGGGATCATTTCGCTCATGGTCTCAGCTCCCTTCCACATGCCAGTGCGGCAGCAGGGGCTCCCGGTTGTCCGAGACTGCCGCCACCGTGCAGCAGGGGTGCGTCTTTTCCAGCCGGGCGTATTCCTCGGCGGTCAGGCTCTGCACCGCACCCTGCACCACCTTCCAGCCCCGCTTGAGCGTCCAGTTCTTTGCCTTTTCGGCAGCGGGCAGGGCTGCCCACTGCACATAGGGCAGGTAGCCCAGGGTGCAAACGCTGGCCGGGATGCGGATTTGGATGGTGCGCTCGGGGTCCTTGCTGGTGCCGGTGCCGGAGGTGTCCAGCTTTTCCCGCCAGCTGCAGGCCGGGAACACCCAGCACTTGGGCGTATCAGTGTCGGCCTTGGGGTCGTGGATGAGGTTCACCACGGTAACAGACGTGTTCATCTCACATGATCCCCCTGTACAGCAGGCCGTGGGGGTCAGACCCGAGGGCGGCTTCCAGCACATGCCAGGCTTCAAAACGCACGGCAGCGGACAGGCTTGTGTTGGCCGCAAAGGTCACAGCATAGCCGTCATTGGAGACGCTCTGTGCGCCCGGTGCAGCACCCACAGCCAGCTGGGCAGCCAGCAGATCCACGATCTGGGCGCAGGCATCCGCCAGCATCTGGCGGCAATCCTCACACTCGGCGGCGTGGGTCTCTGCCCGGCCAAAGGTGGCGCTGTCGATCAGGCGGGACGCCCGGCTGCACAGCACCCCGAAGGCCGCTTCCGGCACCGTACCGCCCGCCGCCTGGTATTCGTCATAGGTACAGTACAGCATGGCGGCTCCTTTCCTTAGACGTGCTTCTTGACGAGGATGGCGGCAGCCTTGGTCACCTTGTGGGCGTACACCTTGCGGCCCTGTACGGCACAGGCACCGATGTAAGTGCCGCTGCCCTTCAGGTCGTTCACGGCCACCGGCTCGGTCCACTCCTCGACCCGGGTAAACCAGTTGGGGTGACCGGCCACGAAGTCCACCTTGTCGCCCAGAGTGGTGTCCTCGAACACGTTGAAGCCTGCCACACGGCCCACAGCGCCGGTCTGCACCACGGCGTCGCCCAGGTCGGACGCCTTGATGAACTCCGGGCTCTTGAGCAGCAGGGCATAGGTGTCCGGAGACACCAGCAGCCAGCGGTCGTTGGTGGGAACGTAGGCGTTGGACAGCTGGGTGCGGGCGTCCACGATCTTCTCGTAAACGGTGGCCTTGGTCAGGGCAGCGGTGTCGTCCAGCGCGGTGCCGCCGGTGGTCAGCTCTTCAGAGGCGTCCTTTTCCATCTGCAGCGCCAGCGAGTAACCGGCGCTGTCCAGACGGTCGGCCACCAGATTGCCGGGCACGCTCTCGGTGTCAAAGCCGTCGATCAGCTCGTTCACAGCCTTGTCCTTGTCGATGGTCACGGTCAAGTAGCTGGTGTCGCCGTGGGTCATGGTGGAACCGGTCTTTTTGTTGTAGTCAGCAACGGCCACTTCGGTGTCACGCACGGGCACCTTGACCGCGCCCGCCTTGGGGGTGCCCTCGTAGCGGTTGTTGCAGATGACGCCCACGCGCTTGACGATGGTCGCGCGCAGCTTGGCGTCCACCAGTTCAGAATAACGTTCTCTTGCGGTATGAGGCATAGTTTCTTGTCCTTTCTTACAGTTTGATGGTGGGATTCAGGGTTTTAAAGGCAGCTTCCACCGGGTCGGTGTCGTCCTCGCCGTGCATGGGGTCGCCGTGGGCAGCACCGGTGGAGTAGGTGCCCGCGCTGGTCTGCCCCGCGTCCTCACCGAACGCCCAGGGGTTTGCTTTGGCGGCTTCGTCCAGCGCCTTGGCGATGTCGGCAGAGCGGTCAGCAGAGCCCTTCAGGCTGTCCACGTCCAGCAGGGCACGCACGGCCTTGACGCTGCGGCCCTTCTTGCCGAGGATGGCGGTGTCGAGGGCGTTGTCAAAGGCAAAGCCATCGGCCTGTGCCTTCAGATCGGCCTGAAGCTTGGCCAGCTCGGCCTCGTACTCTTCCGGCTTCTTCTTGCCGTCAAAGGCGGCAAGGCCGTCCTGCGCGGTCTTGAGCTGGGCATTCACGTTGTTCAGCTGGGTCTGCAGGGCGGTGGCGGCAGACTTCTCCCGGTTGATGTCAGCGCCGTTCTCCTGCATGAGCCAGTTCAGCTGCTCGTCGGTAATGCCGGGGATCTTGTTCTTCACATCTTCGCGTTTCATGGTGGAAACTCCTTTCGTTGGGTGTGACCACAGTTTTTATACACTGTTCGCTGTCAGTATTCGGTCTTGGACGGGGTACGCACCGCCCACTGCGTGGTGCCGCCTGATGGGCTTGAACCATCGGCCCGCTGCTTACGGGGCAGCCGCTCTTCCTGCTGAGCTAAGACGGCATGAAAAAAGCACCGTGCATTTTTTGCACAGTGCTTTGAATGGCTTGGGGGGTTACGGCTTGACCTCTACGCTCGGCAGTACGTCCGTGTGGAAATAGAGCTTGTAGTGGTACGGGTCCGTATGCGTGCCGGTGATGTCCTCCACTACATACATCGTGTAGTCATTGAGATAGATGTAGTTTTTGCGGTAGGTATCGGGGCCGATCTTTACTGTACAGACCAGCTCGTTGCTCGAGTTGTTAGAGATGGACATGTAGCCCTCGGCTTCCATGATCACCTTGTCGGTGCGGGCGTTGTAGACGGTGATCTTGCGCTCACTCTCGAAGTAATCAGCCTGCTTGGAGATGTTGTAGTTGGCCTTTTCGGCTTCGCTGGAACAGCCACACAGCAGAATGGATGTGGCCAGCGCAAGGGCGAGAAGAATCTTTTTCATGGTTCGTTCCTTTCTGTAAAAATGGGCAAAAGAAAACCACCGTCCGGGTGGATGGTGGTTAAGGTTATTCGATGCCGGGCGGGAGCTTTCCAAGTTCTTTCAAAATACTGTAGCAGTCACGAGCATACATCTGACGGTGTACAGTTCTGTCCCACCCATCGTAAAATGAGTTGCAAATATCGTCATATGCCGGGTCTACAGGAGTTTCCAGAAGAACCTGCTGCATTTCCCTGACTTCCTGTTCTGTGTAAGAAGGTTTATTCGTAGAATTTGGCACCATTTTTCTGCAACTCCTTTATGCAGTCCGAAATAACCCCTTCTGCCTTTTCAAGAACCTGTTCATCCGTCAGCGTGGACTTGAGCAATTCATCAATTGCGCAATCCATTTTCCGAATGGCCTGTTTCGCGGAGCTTTCTTGAAAAGTAGAAGTCTTTTCGATTGCGTAAATATGCCCATCATGCCCAAGAGCAGTAAGCAACTTCAAATTTGCGTTTCGCGTAAATTGCCGCAGATCACCATTTGAAAAGCTACCGCATGCAGGATGGGTATGAATCGCAATATAGGGTACATCCGGGTTTGGTAGCTGAACAGAATGACCATCCGGCAAGCCGATGATATCTTTCGTCAGCGGCTTCATCTTGATGTCGAACACCCTGCCCACTTCAACATTTTCCGGCTGCTTTGAAGCGACCATGAGAAGGCGCTTGTGGGCGTTTTTCAGCTGTTGCTGCCCGGCGGCATCCAGTGTGTCACAGCTGAACGCCTTAACATTTGCGATTGACTGCATTGTAACAGGTTTCGCCTTTGTGTTCAAGCTGCTGTATGTAGAGGATGCTTTCCGCACCTGTGCGCTTGCCCTGCTGCCCTCGCTCCTGCCGAACTTCGGCACGCTGACCCGGGCGCTGTCTACCCGCCCACCGGTGGCCTTGGCAAACTCCGCAAGGCTCTGGCGGGCGGCTTTCAGCCGCACGGCGGCATCGGTGGTGTCCACCCCGGCGGCCGTCTCGGCGAGATACCGTTTCTTCCACCTGCGCACATTGCGTTCTCTGGCACGCTGCATCTGGTTGATCTCGTACCGTGTGTACAGTTTGCCATTGTACTCGATGTTCCGGGCGTTCAGCTCTTCCAGCTGGTCGCGGGTCCATGCGGGCGGGTCGCCCAGCTCAGGAAACACGGAAAAAAAGGTGTGGCGGCAGTTCCAGCCGCACAGCCCGGCCCCGGTGCCGTAGCCGGTAGCGGCTTCAAAGTCCGGGTAGTGCTTGCCCATGTAATCCACCGCGCCGCCCCGGTGGAACTGTCTGCCCTGCCACTCGGCGTGGGAAGGCCGGGCCCCGCCGTGGGCGGTGGTCTCGAAGAACTCAACCCCCATCTCGTCGGCGCGGGCCACCTGCAGCTTGCCTGCGGTCTGGTTGACGCCGGTGAGGATGGCACGCCGGGCGGCCACCTCGATGCTGTCCTGATGCCCGGTCGGGTAGGTGACGAACTTCATGCCGTCTGCAAGGCTGTCCACAGCCTGTTTGACGGCGGTTTTGTAGTCGAAGGCACCGGTGCTCACCTTGGCCCATGCGGCGTCCAGGGTGCGCTCAAACTGGCCTGTGACGGTGTTGGCCGTGGTGGCGGTCAGGTTCTTCCAGGTGCCCGCCGTCTGGCGTGCTCCGGCGTCCAACAGATTGTTCAGTGCGGCGCTCTCTTCAAAGGGCGTCGGCTCCAGCCCATAGTGGTAATAGATGGCGTCCTCCCGCTCCATGGCCTCGGTGGCCGCCTGCAAAAGCAACTGCCGGATGGCGGTGTCGCTCTTGCCGCTGTACTTGGCCAGCAGCTTGACCACGTCGCTGCGCAGGGCTTCGGTCTGCTGGTAGCGCCACAGCTGCCAGTTGGCCGTCTCGGTGAGGGTGCCGGTCTTGGCGATCCGCCGGGCGATGTCCTTTAAAATCTCATCCTCGACGCCCTGCCACAGCGCCACAAAGGCGTCCGGCATGCGGTCGAGGGTAGACGGCGGCAGCATCAGGCACCCCCGCCAAAGGTGAGGGTTTCGTCCGTCTGGCTGTCGGCCTTGGCTTCCTCTGCCCATGCGTGGGCCTCGTCCTCGCTCAGGCCGTACCGGGCGGAAAGATACCGGCAGCGGGGCACAAGGCCTGCCAGAGCGTCCTCCCGCAGCTGCGCGGTGCGCTCCTGCTGGCTGATGATATAGCTGTCGTCCCAGTTGACGGAAATGCTGGTGTCCGGGTCCACGTCCGCGCCCAGCAGGTTCTTTGCCGCCCACAGGATGGCCCGCAGGATGCCGATCAGCGCGTTCTCGATGGGAATCTGGTTCTTGTTGGCGTTCTGCACCAGATCCTGCCGGCTGCCGGTGTACTCGGTGGCGGTGGCCACGGTGCCGTTCTCGAAGCTGTAGCGGTGGCAGCCCAGCCCGCACTTGAAGCTCATCAGGTTCAGCATGTCCTGTACCGCCTGGTGGTTCTGCTCGGTGCGCAGGTCGGGGTTGTACTCGTGCCACTCCGGGGAGGCATCCAGACTGCCGTCCCGCCCCGGCAGGGAGTAGAACTGCTGATTGCTCAGGTCGTCGGGCGGGATGTACCGGGGCTTGCCGTCATCGCCGATCACCACCTTGCACAGGCTGCGGTCGTAGAAGATCTTCTTGCCGCCGAGATACAGGTCCTGCCGGTAGTTGTCAAAGGCCAGGTCCACGCCCTGGGCGGCGTCCAGCGCCTCGGCAAAGACGCTCATGCCCAGCCCCAGGCCGGTGTCAATATTCTTGAGCGCCGCCGGGCTGAATAGCGCAAACCACGCCGGGGAGCCGTCCACGGTCAGGCTCTCCACCATGCCCGGCGGGGCCTTGTGCGGAGTGAACACCGGCGTGCCGTCCGGCCCCTCAGAAATGGCAAACCACTCGTTGCGGACGGTGCGCTGCGTGCCGCTGACCGTGTGGGTCTGCAGGTAGGCGCAGGGCCTGCCGTCCATGAGGCACTCGGAAATAAACGCCGCTTCGGTGACCACGCCCCGCTCCACCCGCAGCGGAAGGATGCAGGACGCCGGGTCGTAGTCCAGCCGGATGCGGGCATCCGGGTCCGCTTCTAGCGTGCCGTTTTTGCCCCGGACGCCCTCCACGCTCAGCACGAACGCGCCGGTGCCGGACCAGTAGGCCTTTTCCACCAGCTGGTTGGCGTTTGGCCAGAAATGCAGCTGCCGCAAAAGCCCGCCGGTCTGCTGCTCGTCGCTGCCCAGCAGATAGGCCGCGGTGGCCGCGTCCCCGATCTGGAAGGTGGTCTGATCGTTGAGCAGCAGGTTCGCCCAGTCCTCACAGACGTGCTTGGGCATCCGCAGCGAAGCCCGGCGGCGGGTGTGGTCGCCGTCCTCGCGCCGGATGCGGATGTTGTGCACGCCGGGCACGTTGCCCTGCCACCACTGCCGCCACGTCTCAATGCGGCTATAGTAGGACGGATCCAGCTGCAGATTCTTCGTTTTGTTCGTTTTGTTCAGGTATTCGATAAAAGCAATGACGTTCATCGTGCAGTCAGTCTCCTGTAGTCGCGCTCAATGGTGTACTCGAACGCATCCAGTGTGTCAATGTCGGTGGTGCCATCGTCCAGACGCTCGTCGATGCCGGGGTGCTTCTGGCTCCACAGGGCGGTGGCCAGTGCATCCCGCAGGGTGGCGGCTTCGGGCAGATACCAGAACCGCCCGCCGCCCATGAGGATGGACGTCAGGCGGATGCGGTCGATGATCTGGATCTTAGCGGAGTTGTTCACCCGGTCGGCCAGCCAGAACAGGTTGCTGGCCCGCAGCCGGGCACGGATGTGGTTGATGAGGGTCTGTTCGGCGCTGTCGCAGAACAGGTAGTGGATCTCGCCGTACCGTGCGAACACGGCCAGGCAGAAGGTGAGCAATTGGTTGGCCAGGTAGTCGGCATCCTGGTTGCGGGGGTCCACCCGCTGGGATGCCAGCCCCACGACGCCGGAATAGTACGGCAAAATGCCCGTTGCCACAAAGGCGTGCTGTGAACCGTTGCCGCCGAAGTCCACCCCGATGTGGACGCGCCACGGCTTGCAGGGCTTGTCTGCGGGCCAGAGGAAGCGCTTGTCGTCGGCGGCGATGCTGTCCGCAAACGGGCGGTAGATGATGCCGCCTGCCGCTGCCCACTGGCCGAGAATAAACCGGTTGTAGTACACCGTGCCGGCATATTCTTTTTTCAGCTGCGCCACGAACTCCGGCGGCAGGGTGGGGTTGTCGTCGATGGTGTAGGCCTGACAGTAAATGTCAGCATCACTGTCGAGGAACCGCTTGAACCAGTGCTGGGGGTTATCCGGGTTGCAGGTGCCGTCAAAATGGCTGTGCGGGCAGGAAAGGCGGCTCTTGAGCATCTGAAAGACGCCCTCGTCCCAGGTGGTGATCTCGTCACCGTAGGCATACTCGAAGGCAGCGCCCTGAATGCGGGCAATATGCTTTTTGTTGTCAGCGCCCAGCACATACACCTTGCGGCCAAACAGCTGCACGACATTGCCGGCAGCCGAGGTGCGCACGACGCCCACCAGCTCCGCCCCCCAGAGGGCCCGCATGGGCTCCAGCACGTTGCGTTCCAGCGTGCCCAGGGTGTTGCCCAGCATGACCAGCAGGCCCTCGTCCCGGGCCGCGCAGATGCGCTTCGGGATGGTGACGGCACAGTCCAGATAGGTCTTGCCGCTTCGGGTGGCCCCGGTCTTGATGTTCCAGCGGTGGGAGCAGTTGCGGAGAAACGCCTGCTGATACTCAGTCAATGGCACTGTCGATTCCTCCCAGCAGTTTGCGGGCATTTTCCAGTGCGTCTGCACCGGGGTCCTCCTGCGGGGCTTCCTCGCCCAGCATCTTCAGCAGCACCCCGGCGGCGCGGGCATCGCCGCGCTTTGCGGCTTCGGCCATGCCCATGACCACGCTCATCTGGTTGTCCACGTCCTCCGGGTCCACCTCATCCCGCAGCAGGGCATTCACCCGGCGGCGGTCGGTCTCCGGCAGGCTGAGGTAGTAATCGGCGGCTTCCTTCATGCTGCGCTTGCGGCGGCGTGCCTTGCCGGACGCAATGCCGCCCTGCTGGGCAATCTCTCTCTGTTCGCTCTCCGTTCGCTTGTTGAACGGGATAAGATTCTTCTCGTTGGACACGTCACCACCTCTCATGGTTCAGGTAAAACAAAAGCCGCCCCGGAATGGGACGGCTGAGAATGTTCAAGATTGCCCGGCTGGTACATTCAGGCTGTTGGGTGAGTAAATGTGTGTTCCCCTGTCGCAGCCGGGCAGCACAAAGCCCGCAGGATTGAAGGGAGTAAACCTTTCCTGCGGGCTCTTGCGATGATACTATTTTATCATGAAATCAAAGACATGTCACTGACGTCGTACTGACGTTTTACTGACATCTGTCACAGTTCCAAAGCATCCACACCTTTACGGTGATGACGGTAAACCTGCCGTACACAGATGCTCATCTTCTGTGCAATCTGCTCCCAGTCCTGAAAGCGGAGATACTTCAGCCGCAGGACCTCGTAATCCTTCGGGTCGTCCACATCCTCCAGTCGGGCCATAAGTTCGGCGTGGAGATCATCACACAGCATGATCTGTGCATTCAAGGCTTTCTCGGCTCGTTCAATACGTTCTACAGTTCGTGCCAGACTCTGCCCATCACCGCTGCCGCCCGGCATTCCGGTCAGTTGCTGCGTGGTACAACCGGTGTCACGTTCTGCTTCATCTAAATCATCTCGCAGGTGCTTGGCCTTTACCATAGCGTCCCCGTACCGACTGAGCCAGCGTCTTTTCTCTTCGTAGGTCATGCCAGCTCCTCCACCCGGACGAACACCCCGCAGGGGTCCGACCAGAACTTCTCCACGATCTCGCTGCACACCTGCGCGTCATCGGCCCAGAAGTGCAGGCGGGTCATCTCATCCTTGAGGGCCTTTTCCAGGTTGTCAGTGTCCGGCTTGCTGGTGCGCCACGCACCGTTCCTGCGCCCCTCGGAGGGGAAGCACCACTTGACCAGCAGGCGCACCGGTCTGCCGGCAGGGATGGGCTTTGCCGGGGCGTGGGGTGCCAGATGGGCATGGAGCTTGGCACGGGTCTGTTTCAGCTCCGGGCTGTCATGCAGCACGGCACAGGGCTTGCCGCCCTTCATGTAAGCGTGCAGCTGCTTTGCGTTGTGGGTGGTGGTGGGCGGCTGCATGGGGATAAAGAATTGCGTGTACATGGGGTTCACCTCGTTTTTCTTTTTTCAGTTCGCCAACGTGATGGGGAGGGTCTCCGAATGGATGGGGGCTGTGGTCGCCCCATCCTTCGGGAAACCCCATCACAATTGCAGTTGCAGTTTTAGCTATTATATATAGGCTATATTGCACTGCAAAATCTGCAGTCATAGCGGCTATAACTGCAAAATTGCAGTTTTTCGTGTCGTGCAAAATAGCGGCTATAACTGCATTTTTACAACAAACTGTAATTGCAAAAATTACAAATCGTTTAACCGTTGCTGCCGGGTTCCTTGCGTCCAACTTTCTCACCGTCGATCCAGAACCGCCCGTCATCCTTCAGGCGGGTCTTGACGGTGCGGGGCTTTAGGTCCATGTATTCGGCCAGAGCATAGACGGTCACCTCGCCGTCCATGGTGCAGGCTTCAAAGGCGGTGTCCAGCTCAGCTTTTTTGTCCTTGGTCACCTTGCCTTTGTCGCCCCAGCGCTTGGCGGCACCGCGGTTGCCCAGGGTGCGGAAGTCGCTGTCCGGCTGCAGATCCTCCAGCAGACCGCTGTCCGGCTTGTGCACCGGGTAGTCAAACCAGAGGTTCACCGGGTCAAAGCGGGCGAACTCGCGGAGCGTGCCCTCGATGCGCCAGGCAGTCATGCCGTCGGCCTGCTTCTGGGCGGCGGCGACTTCGGCGTCAATGGCCCGCAGGTCGGCCAGGCCCAGGCACTCCTTGGCCACGGCCAGCATCCGGCTCTTGCTGAGGGTATCGTCCGGGCCGTAGGCGTCCGCATGGCCGCGCTTGTCCAGCATGGCCTTGATGACCCGACAAGCTGCCTTGTTGCGCAGCTGCTCCCGGATGGCGTCGGTGGGCGTCAGCTCGGTCATGTCCAGCATGGCGTCCGGGTCACGGGCGAACACGCCGGAACCGGACGCACGGTCCATGCTGCGCTTGCCGCCCTGGGCACCTTTGCTGTGGTGGTGGCAGTAGATGACGGCGCAGTCCAGCTCCCGGCACACCAGGTCGAACTGGTTGCAGAACTTTGCCATCTGGTCGGCCGAGTTCTCGTCGCCGGTGATGACCTTATAAATGGGGTCGAGGATGACGGCGGTATAGCCCTTTTTCTTTGCCCGGCGGATGAGCTTGGGGGCCAGCTTGTCCATGGGCACGGACGCGCCGCGCAGATTCCAGATGTCGATGTTTGCAAGATTCTCCGGCGCAAGGCCGAGGGCGGTGTACACGTCCCGGAAGCGGTGCAGGCAGGACGCCCGGTCCAGTTCCAGATTGATGTACAGCACCTTGCCCTGTGCACAGTTGAACTGCCCCAGCCACGGTTTGCCCTCAGCAATGGAGATGCACAGCTCGATGAGGGCAAAGCTCTTGCCGGCCTTGCTGGGGCCTGCCAGCAGCATCTTGTGGCCTTTGCGCAGCACCCCGAAGATGAGCGGGTCTGCCAGCGGGGGCAGGTGCTCCCAGTCGGCGGCGAGGTTCTCGGTGTCCGGTAGGTCGTCGGTCTCGGCTTCCAGCCAGTCCACCCACTCGTCCCAGCAGCTCTTGCCGAAATTGGTCTCCAGAAGCACCTGCCGCTTGTCGCCGCGCAGGATGCCGGGCATCCGGCTCAGGCGGCTGGGGTTGCGGTTCTGCTGGTCGAGGGTCAGGCCGTTTTTCTGGCAGGCAGCGTAGAGGTAATCCACCCGCTTGCGGTACTCGGCATAGTCCGGGGCGTCCACCTTGACGATGGCGTGGACGCTCTTGCCGCCGGAGTACACCAGCGCGGCGCAGGGCAGCTCCAGCTGCTTGATGATGGCCTGCTGCTTGCCCAGCTCCATGTTATCGCACTCCACAAGGGCGTAGCGGTAGGCGGTGACGTTGGCGTCCTTGCGGCCTGTGCCGTCCACGGGGTTGAAGCAGATCCAGGCACCCACCTCCGGGTCCCAGTCGCCCAGCACCTTGCCGAGATCCCCGCCGCAGGTGCCCAGTTCGGCAAGGAGCTGCCCGGCGGTGCGGGTCCAGCTGCCCTTGGCCGGGCGGCGTTTGTCGTCGGCCATGAAACTCTCGGTGACATAGGCCACATACTCGTCCTCTTCAAACAGGGCCTGCAGGTAGCGCCTGAGCTGGTCCACAGGGTCCCACTGTTCCGGCAGGGCGAGATCGTGGGCTTCCACCCAACGGGGGTCTACCAGCTGGCCGTCTGTGTGGTTCGTCCCGGCGGAGATGTCGTCGTTCCAGTCCAGTGCATGGCCGGCAGGGCCTCTCCATCCGCTGGAATAGGCCAGCTGAAAGATACTGCTGGCCGTGACGGGGCTGCCCCCGCCGCCGTGGAAACTGGCCCACTTCTTGGCGCACTCGCCTTTGTGGTAGCGGCCCCCGTCCCGGGCGCTCCACTGTTCCCATGCTTCCACGGGCAGGCCGGCTTCCTTCAGGCCCATGCCCACCAGGATCCATTCGTCGTAGGTCAGGGCGGACGGGCTGAGAAAATCCAGCGCTTCTTTGAGTTCATTCGCATTGTCCATTCACGTTACCATCCAAAATCAAAAGGACTGTCTGCAGCAGGCGGCTCCGCAGCGGGGGTATAGGTGCGGGGGTTCACGCCCTTGGGCACGCCGCGCCAGCCTTGAGCCGCTATGCGATCGATCATGTGGCGGGCGGCCTCAAAGCTCCAGGTGCCCACATGCTGGAACCCGTACTTTTCCAGACAGCGGATCTGTTTGGGCGTGGTCAGGCCCTCGTCCCGGCGCTTGTTCAGGCGGTCCAGCAGCAGGGCGGCCTTGCCGGCGGATTCCACTGCGTCCGGCAGGATGCCCAGCTTTTCCAGCGCGGCGGTCTGTTGCTCGCTGGGCGGACCGGCCTCCCAGCCAAAGGCGGGCACATAGCCGGACAAGTCCTCGGCCTGGATGCTCATCTCGTACTGCAGCGGGTCCACCAGCTTTGCCTTTTTGCGGCGCTGCTCGGCCAGCTGCTTTGCAAGGGCTTCTTCCCGCTGGGCCACAACGTCCTCGCTGGCCTGTGCGGCAGCTTCTTCAATGTCCTCCGGGCAGCCGCTCTCGGCCAGATGCTCGGTCATCTGGCGGGCCACAGTGCGGTCCTCACAGACCAGGTCTGCCGGGCGGCACAGCTCGTGCTTGTCGGTCATCCACAGGAAATCTAGCAACAGCAGGTCGGTCTTGCCCGGGGAAAGGCGGGTGCCGCGCCCCACCATCTGGCTGTACAGGCTGCGCACCTTGGTGGGCCGCAGCACCACCACGCAGTCCACGGAGGGGCAGTCCCAGCCCTCGGTGAGCAGCATGGAGTTGCACAGCACATTGTATTTGCCGGCGTCGAAGTCGGCCAGCACCTGCCTGCGGTCGTCGCTCTGGCCGTTGACCTCGGCAGCCCGGAAGCCGTAGGTGTTCAGCAGGTCCCGAAACTTCTGGCTGGTCTTGATCAGCGGCAGGAACACCACCGTTTTGCGGCTCTTGCAGCGCCGAGCCATTTCGGCGGCGATCTGCTCCAAATACGGATCAAGGGCTGTGCCCAGGTCGCCCACGGCGTAGTCGCCGCCGCTCATGGTCACGGATGTAATATCCAGCTGCAGCGGGATGGTCTGGGCCATGATCTTGCACAGATAGCCCTCCTTGATGGCGTCGGTCAGATTGTACTCAAAGGCCAGGCTGTCGAACACCTCGCCCAGATTGCGCATGTCGCCGCGGTCCGGTGTGGCGGTCACGCCCAGCACCTTTGCATCCCCGAAATAGTCCAGGATGCGGCGGTAGCCGTCGGTGATGGCGTGGTGCGCCTCGTCGATGATGATGGTGCCGAAGTAGTCGTGCGGGAAGCGTTCCAGCCGGGCGGTGCGCTGCAGGGTCTGCACGCTGCCCACCACCACCCGGAACCAGCTGTCCAGGCAGGTGGATTCGGCCTTTTCCACGGCGCTGACAAGGCCGGTGGAACGCTGCAGCTTGTCGGCAGCCTGTTCCAGCAGCTCGCCCCGGTGCGCCAGAATGAGCACCCGGTCGCCGGCACGCACCTGATCGGCAGCCACCGACGCAAACACAATGGTTTTGCCGGTGCCGGTGGGCAGCACCAGCAGGGTGCGGGTGTGGCCGGCGTCCCACTCGGCGTGGATGCGGTCACGGGCCTGCTGCTGGTAGGGTCTCAGTTCCTGCCCCATCAGAATGCCCCCTGCGTCCAGCCCTGCGAGGGTGCCGCCTTGGGTGCCGGGGGCGGCAGGAAGCGCTGCACCTCGTTGCTCTGGCCGGTCTCACCGGCGTGAGGGCCGCTCTGTTTGGTGTACTCCCGGACGCCCAGCTTGCAGATGCCCTTGGCACCTACCACCTCGTTCCAGCGAGGGCGGAAGGTTTCGCCCCGCTTGCACTGGCCGATGCTCTCAAAGAACGCGCCCAGCAGACCCTGGGTCTTGGTATGCAGGTACAGGCGGTGGGTGACGGTGGCGTCGCCCTTGGCCCCGCCAAACACCTTGATGGTCAGCTTTGCCATGGAGCAGGGCGGCAGCTTGGCACCGCCCTCGTAGCGGGCACGCTCCATCTGGGTCACTTCAAAGGGGTACTCGCCCTCCGGCAGCAGCACGAATTCCTGCTGCTCGTTGGTAAACTCGTCATCCCAACCCAAAGCGAAACCTTCGTTGTTCATCTCGTTCATAATGCTTCTCCTTTATTTAATGTACGTTAAAACGGCAGGTCACGGCTGTCCAGAACCATCTGCAGCACCTGCGGCCATGCGGCGATCAGGCAGCCCTCCACAAAATCCATGGGGTAGTCCTTGATGGGCATATCCTCCGGGAAGTAGCCCCGCTCGCCCACTACATGCTGCAGCTCTTCCGGAGTCACGTTGTTGGCGCTCATGAGCGGAGCCAGTTTTTCCGGCACGCCCAGGGCGACCAGATCCGGCGTGAGCAGGGCCTTAGGAACCTCTTCACGGGGCGGTTCCGGCTGTGCCTGCGGGGTGGGCAGGATGTCGGCATCCGGCTGATGTTTGGGCTGCGGGGCAGGAGCCGGGGCGTGCTGCACCGGCGTCTGGGTAGCTGCCGGTGCGCTGCCGCCGGGCAGGCAGTGGGCAATGCTGGTGTAATCAAAGGGCACCTCCTCCGGCAGGTCAAAGCGGTTCTTGGCGTCCCAGCAGGGGTGGTGGGTGGTGTACAGCACCCGGCGGCCGCCGCTGGCCTTGTTCTTGGCGTTTGGGCTGCTGCCCGCCTTTTCTACTACGGTCTTGTAGTTGGCGAACAGCAGCAGATCGCACCACTCCCGCAGCAGCGGCGCTACCTGTTTGGAAGTCTTCATGCTCCAGCGGTCATAGTTGCCCACGGCGTCCGGCTGCTCGAATTTGGTAATGGCCGCGTGGGCCAGCACCACCACGTTGTGCCCGGCGTTGAGCACCTCTTCCAGCGCGTCCAGCAGCTTGGCAAACTCTTCTTTGACGTAGGTGTAGCCCTTGCCGTAACCGAAATCTTCGATGCCGTTCACCTTGGCGCGGGCGCACACGGCCTGGATGCACAGACGCTCCGCCCAGTCGGCGGTGTCCAGCACCAGCGTGCCGCAGGGCACATTGCCCTTGCGCACCTCGGCCACCTCGTCCAGCAGCATGGCCCAGCTGGTGGGCTGGGGCAGGCGGGCGACGTTCAGGCGCTTGGTGCCGCCCTCGGTGTCGATGAACACCGGGTCCGGGAAGTGGGACGCGAAGGTACTCTTGCCGATGCCCTCCGGGCCGTACAGCACGGTTTTGACGGGGGCGGTCTGGATGCCGCTGGTGACTGCATACTTGCTCATTTAAAACGCTCCTTTCGTCCAGCCTTTGCGAATTGGGGCGGGCTGGGGCTGTTCGGCGGACGGCTCGGTGCCCTTGACCATGCCGTCCTCGATGATGATCTGGCACTCACTGCCGGTAGACACGCGGGTGGCAATGGCCTGCAGGCCCTCGGCTTCCAGCCAGGCTGCAAACTCGGTCAGGGTGGTCAGGTCCATCTGCTCCAGCTTGTCCAGCAGCACGAAACCGCAGTCCGGGTTCAGCCGCCGCACGATGGCGGCGGCCACCCGCAGCTGGTCACTGCCGGACATGTCCCGCCAGCGCTTGCCGTTGTAAGTAAGGACGCCGTCCTCCACGCTGAGGCCCGGCAGGGGCAGGTCGGCCCCGTTCAGCAGGGCCATGCGCTCGGCACGCTTGTCCTCGATCTGGCCGGTCAGCTTGTCGTAGTCGCTGGCGTACTGGGCGGCCTCGTCCTCGGCGCGGGCCTTTTCGAGGTTGGCACGCACCTTGCGGTTGGTCTCTTCGATGTCCCGGATGGAGGCTTCCAGTTCGGCGGTGGATTCATCCTGCAGCTGCTCGGCGGATTTACTGGCTTCCATCGCCTGCACGAACAATGCCGTGTGCTTCTTGCTCACTTCCTCCCGCCGGGCGGTCAGCTCGGCGATGCGCTCATCCAGCCGCTGCATCTCGGCCATGGCCTCATCCCGCTTGCGGGTCAGCTCCTGCGCCTGCCGGCGCTTGCGCTGGTTCTCGCAGTTGCGGGCAAGGATGTCCTGCTGCTGGCGGATGAGGTCGGACGCGCTGACCGGCTCATCCGGAGCTTCCGGGTAGGAGATCAGCCCTTCGGCAAAGTGCTTTTTCTGGGCGGCCAGCTGGCCGGTGAAGGTGCGCTTGTCGTACAGGCCCTTGATCTCCAGATCTTTGACCTGCAGCTCGGACCCCACGCCGATGATGCGCAGCAGGATGTCGGCTTTTTCCTTGTCGGTGGATTCCATGAAGCGGGGCAGATCGAGGGCCAGCGGCTCCACGAACGCATTGAGCAGCTGCTGGCCGCTGCGCCGCCCGGTAGGGTCGGTGACGGTCAGGCTGGCGTTCTTGCCCTTGCGCTCTACGATCACGCCATTGGACAGGGTAACTTTGAGGTGCGCCGGGGCGACCGCGCCGTCCCGCTGGGCGGCGTCCGGGCGGAAGCGCTCCCCGCCCAGTGCCCACGCCAGGGCGTCCAGCACGCTGGTCTTGCCCTGATTGTTGTTGCCGCCCACGAGGGTGAGCCCGGTGGGCGACGGCGTAAAGGCCACCGCCTTGATGCGCTTGACGTTTTCGGCCTCAAGGGCCGTGATGGTTACAGACATCTGGATACCTCCCCTTGGATCTGTCCGAGTGTGTGAATGAGCATATTGGTCAGCTGCTCCCGCTGTTCAGGCGGAAGCCTGCGGAGGGACGGGACCACCATTTTGCCGATGTTCTGGAAAGAACGGTCGGCCAGCAGCACATTGTCATAGGAGCTGTGGGCATCCTGTTCGTTGCCGGAAGAGGCCTGTTCCAGCTGTGCCCGTAGGTCGGCGGTCATCTCGGCGGCCATTTCCCTGGCCTGACGCTCCACCTCTTCCTTGTCCACCACGGCGGTGATGGGCTGACTTTTCAGCGCGTCGTTCTCAGCCTTGAGCTTGTCGCCCCGGAGCTTGGCCGCTTCGGCCATCTGCCGGGAACCAACCAACTGGTTCTCTGCGTCCTTGGCCCGGGCTTCGGCCCTGTCGCGCTCGGCTTCGGCCTTCTGGCGCTGGAGGTTGGCCGCAATGCGGCTTTCGTACATTTCGTTATAGCTCCGTTCTGCTTTTTCTTTCTCGGCTTTCAGCCGAGCATTTTCCTCGTCCAGCCCCTGCACATCCGCAAGGGCGGCATCCAAGTCGTTTTTGGCAGTCTGGGCTTCATCCTGCGCCTTACTTACCATGTTCCACGCCTCTTCCTCCCGGGCTTCGGCAGCAGCGGCACGGTCCTTCTCGGCCTTGATCTGGGCCATGGCTTCCTGATACTGCTTGTTGGTGGTGATATCACCATTCTTGACCTGCTCCACCAGCTCTGCCGGGGCGCTGGGCTTTGCCACGGCGTACAGCAGGGTGGGCGGCAGGGCTTCCAGAATGGCCCGCTGGCGGGGGCTGCTGCCGTCCATCAGGGCAGAGACTTGCAGCAGGTTGTAGGCGGTTGACTTTGTGATGCCGATAGAGCAGCACCATGCCCGAAAAGAATCATCCCCGCGATTGCCATGCTTTGAGTTGTCCAATTGTTGGACAACTCCGCACAGCGCATCATGGGCGGCGGCAATGGCATTGCCCATGTGCACAAGGCCACGCTCGGCCATCTGCTTGCCGTGGCGGTATTCGTCCTCGGCAAAGTGCAGGTCCTCCACGGTCTGGTCGGTCAGGCCGGAATAATCAAACGCCGGGCGCATCGCATCCGGCACGGTGGTCAGGGGCTTGTCCTGCATGGCACCAGCTGTTGATACAGAAGAACCGCCCGCCGATGCGGCAGGGGCCGATTCGCAGTTCTGCAGGGATGTCGCGGGGGTCGATGCGCTTACATCCGCCCCGCTCTCCGAGATGGTCGGCGTTGCCGCTGTGGCAGTCGGGACAGCATTCTCTGCCGTAGTCACAGCAGCATCCGCATTCTGGGCAGGTGCACATGAGAGAATCTCCTTTGCTTTTTTGATGTCGGCCAGAACCTTTTCCATTTCCTGCTGCGGGGTCATGTCCTTGCGGCTGCCGTCCGGGTTGAAGAAATGTTCAAACAATGCCGCTTTAGCAGCAATGCCCTTTTTGTTTTGAGCACAGTACAGCGCGTATTGGTAGCGACCATTGTGGCAGTATTCTGTGGCGCGAATTTTGTCTCGAGAAAAGTGCCCGGTCAGCTCGCCCAGTGTGAAAGTCTCCTTGACCCATGCACTGATCTGCTCCAGAAAGCCGAAGTCCAGGCTGACCACAGAGCAGGTGCATTTGTCCTTGGTGGAACCGATGAACTGGGAAGCATAGGAGAGCGTTTTGCTCATGCGGCATTCATAACCCTTGGTCTTTTGCTCTAAGTTCTTGGCCTCCTCGTTCCACTCGTAGTTACCCCACGACAGGACGTAAGGGCAGCCATAGCATTCATGGCCCGGGCCGTACCCTTCCAAGCGGTTGCCGGTGTTGTCGGCATTGGTGGACTTTTTCACCCGCCGCCCACACTTGCAGATGTAGGTGCTCATACCCGCACCTCCGTGTCCTTCAGGCGGTCCAGCATCTCAGACTGCAGATCTTTGCTCAGGGGCTGCAGGGTGTTGTTCCGCCAGCCGTAGCAGAGGATGGTGCCGTAGATGTTATGGCCGCGATAGATGCGGTTCAGCCCTTTGCCGAGAACGCCGAACAGCAGTACCGCCGGGGTGCGAGGCAGCACCTCCTGCATGCAGTCGCAGCCCAGCATGGCTTCGATGCCCTGCAGTGTGTCCGGCAGGGCGGTGACCACCGGGGCCTTGCCCGGCTCGATCAGGATCCCTTTCATTGTAAAACCTCCGATTTTGTGATATTATCGGGGTGATGTGATTGGCGAATCCATCATCCCTTGCAGCTCGTCGGTGTTGGCGCACCGGCGGGCTTTTTGTTTTTTGTACTTGCGGCGTTGCGGTAGGCTGTCCACCTCACTGCGGGGGGATGTACTCCCGCTGGATGGTGTACTTGACGTGCTGGCGGCCATCGCACAGCCAGTGGCTCACCGCGCTGGCAAAGCTGCCGGAGCTGGAATACCCCAGCCGTCGGGCACACTGGGCCGCCGTGCCGGATGCGATCAGATCGCCGGTCTTGGCATCCCACACGGTGTACCACATGACGTTGTGGATGTAATCGTTCATGCTCCGCGTTCCTGATTCTCCGGGTACTCCGGGTTCCGGGCGTGGTTGCGGGTGATTTTGCCATAGCGGCCGCCCTTACCCTCCCGCTCCTCGCGGTCCTGTGCCAGGAAGCCCAGCTTCATGAACAGCGCTGCAAGCAGTACCAAAATCACCGCCGTGGTGAAGGCGTTGCCGTTGAGGGTTCCGCCCGTCTGTGCGGTGCCCTCGGCACCCATGCCCAGCACCAGACCCACACTGCCGCAGGCGACGGCCAGCCAGTGCCATACGCGTGACTTAATCTTCATCGTCATCCTCCTCTTTCAGCTCACGAATCACGTTGTAGAGCAGTCCAGACACCCAGCCCATCTGCCGCTCAAAATCGTCCGGGAAATAGCTCTTCAGAATCTGGGCGATTGCGCACACCAGAAGCTGCAGCACGTCGCTGGGACCACCTTCGGCCTTGATGGTCGAGTCCTCACTGTCGATGTAAAGTTTTGCCTTCATGTTCATGCTCCTTTCTCAAACTTCGGGAAGAAATACTCTCCGATCTGCTCCTGCGGGATGTGAAGCGCGCGGCAGATGCCGTCAATCTCTTCCCAGTTCCATGTGCCGCAGCTCTCCGGCGCGGCAAAGCGCTTGCGCAGCGTGCGGGGCACGATGCCCGCCTTTGCGGCCAGCTCATCCGTGGTGATGTCCTGATCCTCGGCCAGCCGCCGGAGCTTCAGAAACTGTTTCTTTGCCATGGGTCAGTCCTCCTTTTCCTGACGGCCTTCAATGATGGCGGAAAGTGCAGCGTTGAATTCGCGCTCTGCCTTCTTGGGCTCGTAGTGACCGTTCAGCACTTGGGAAATGTATTTCGGGTTCTTTCCCAGCTGTGCGGCCAGCTCTTTGCCGGTGACACCGGCGTTGTGCATTTTTCCAACAAGCTCACCTGTCCATTGTGCAGGCATACAATTCTAACCTCCCTCAACTTAAAAACTTGACTTTGGTTAGAATTTGCGGTAAGATGATGGTGCTAACAATTATCCAGCGCAAATTCTAGCCTGAGCCATTCAGTTGATTCCGGGCTTGTTTGCTAACCGGATTCAACTGTGACACTATGATATCTGAATTTGGTTAGAAAGTCAATGGATTTTTCTGAATTTGGTTAGATTTAGCGCTCTGCACAAAAAGGGGCGTTGAAAATTGTGTTTTATGACGTATACAGTGAACTGTGCCAGGAAAAGGGCGTGAGCTGCAGCCGTGCCGCAAAAGAAATTGGCCTGAGCAACTCGACCGTCACGAAATGGAAGAATACAGGGGCTGTTCCTTCTGGCGATACCCTCGCGAAGGTTGCGGCCTACTTCGGAGTGTCGGTGAATGACCTGATCGGCGAACAAAAAAGCCCCGCCGGGCGTGCCGGTGGGGTTTCGGAGGATGATATTAAGTTTGCTCTCTTTGGCGGCGGCCCTGTGACGGATGCCCAGTATGAAGAGGTCAAGCAGTTTGTCCGGTTCATAAAGGAGCGGGATGCAAATGGGAACAAGGGCTGACTTTTATAAAGTTGCGGCCGAAAATCATGTGGAAGTCCTGCGCTACCCAATGCCGATCATTGGCAGCATGTCAACGGAAGTCAATGGGGCGTGTTATATCGGGCTGGACAATTCCAAGCCCTGTACTTATGCAGAAGAGCAGGCACGCATCGGGCATGAGCTCGGCCATTGCCTGTATGGCGGATTTTATTCTATGGCCACTCCGTTTGATATTGTGGAGCGGCATGAGGTGCGGGCAGATCACTGGTATATCCGGCACGCGATTCCAAAGCAGGTCTTGTTCGACCTGCTGAAGCAGGGCCGTGATGCCGATGAGATTGCGGAGCTCCTGGACACCACGGAGGAATATGTCCGGCGTGCTTACTACTATTACAAGGAAAATGAAGACTTAACCGAGGAGGAAATGTATGGGTAAAAAACTTTCTCCCTATGGCCGCAAAGAATGGCACCGGAAGCATTCTGGCAATAAAACAGTACACAAGAGCATTGATGCCGCTTTCCGTGGAGCAGGAGCGATTGGAGGAGCTGCATCAAAGATGCCCTCCGGAAAGACTGGTCTGAACGTTCCGATAAAGTTTGTTTTTATCAGTCTTGCGATTGGATGTCTTGGGTTCTTTATCGCATCAGCATCTTGTGGACTCGGGATGTCTTTCGTTTGCGGTGTTGTCGCCTTTTGGGTTACACTCTCGATTTTCAGCATGATTCACGGAACTGCAAAGGGCATCAAAGATGGGTATCAGCAAGGCGATGCCGAAGATTCTGATGATGCAGAGCAAATTTATACGCCCAACCCTGAATGGGTGGGTGAGATGGATCTGGTTGATTCTCGGAAAAACGCAAAGATTCTGGCTCCGCAGTTCCTGAAACAGGCGAGAGAGAGTGCAAGGATCCTTGAAACAACAACAGACCCGGCCACATTCTTCATGCGATATGATTTTTGCGTTGGGCGACTGATGGAACTGGAAAAATGCAAAAGGTATGGTGCACCAGTGAGCGCAACTGCTGATTTGAAGAAATATCAGAATCCTGCATTCCGGGATGCGGCGGTGAATGAGATCATCCACCGCACTGCGGAGAAGTACAGCGTTAAAATCAGGAGCCTGAAAACTGCAAAGGCAAAGAAAGGCTGGGCGGAAAAATATCATCAGGCATTTGTGCCGTACCTGCAATACATGAGCGATACTCAAAAAACAGAACTCGGCGAGGCGAGCGCAGAGCTTTTTGCTCTTGCTGAAAGCGATACTCTAGAAGATGCATAAACAAAAAACGCCCCACCGGCGGCAACCGGCAGGGCGTGAAAGAATGGCTTGCTCACGAGGAACAATACCAAACCAACCAATTGTTATTGTACCACCTCCGGGCAGGCTTGTCAAAGTGTACCCATGGAGGTGTATTTTTATGGGATTGCGAACCAACACAGCGGTCTGGCTGCCGAACCAGAACCGCTGGCAGATCAAGGTGCAGAAGGACGGCGTGCGCCGCACCTTTACCAGCACTAAGCCCGGCCGGACAGGCCAGCGCGAAGCGAACCGCAAGGCGGACGTCTGGCTGGACGAGGGCATCAGCAGCACCACAAAACGCTGCGCAGACGTGTGGGCCGAGTACATGATTTCGGTCAAAGCCACGGGTGGCACCAGCAACATCGAGCAGGTGGAGAAGTTCGGGCGCAACTACATCCTGCCGGTGATCGGTGCGCGGCGCATCGGCGACCTGACCACCGGCATGCTGCAGGACGTGCTGAACCGCTCCTATAAGGAAGGCTGTCTGAATCCGGACAGCAAGCGCAAGAGCCGGGGCAACCTGTCCCGCAAAACGCTGCAGGGCATCCGTGGCGTGGAGGTGGCCTTTGTCAAGTGGGCGCGCCAGCATAAATACACCTCCCTGCGCCCGGAGGACGAGGATCTGACCGTGCCGAAGGGTGCCCGCCTGAAGGGCCGGAAAATCCTGCAGCCGGACAGTCTGCGGGTGCTCTTATCCACAGACACCCGTGTGGTGCGTGGAAAAGTGGAGCAGGACGAGAACGTGCACGCCTACCGCATCGCGGTCATGACCGGCTTGCGCCCTGGTGAGCTGCTGGGCCTGCGTGTGGGCGATCTGGATGGTGACCGGGTGCACATCGGGCGGGCCATCAACCGCCAGAACGAAGAGACCAGCGGCAAGAACGAGAACGCCATCCGAACGGTGGTGCTGCACCCTCTGGCTGTGGCCGAAATCCGCGCCCAGCTGCAGCAGCGCACGCAGGAAGAGGAGCGCCCCTTGCGGGACGATGACCCGCTTTTTCTGCTGTCCAACCAGCAGAGCCTGTACAATTACTGGAAGGTCTACCAGCGCTGCAACGGCATCGACCCGCCGGTCAGCCTGTACGAGCTGCGGCACACCTTTGTGAGCATGATCGAGGACGCCGTGCCGCCCGCACAGCTGCGCCGCATCGTGGGCCACAGCAAGAGCATGGACACCTACGGCTGGTACTCCCACGCCGTCACCGGCCGCGATGACGCCACCGCGCAGGCTGTCTCCGGTGTGCTGTCCGAGTACGCGCCGGGTCCCGAAAAATAACCCACTTTGCAACCCACTTTTAATGTTCGAGCCATTCCGGCGGTGCATCGCGCATTCCGTGCCGTGCCCGAAAAGGTGGCTTGAATGCTGCATTTTCTGACACGGCAGGAATGGACAGGCCGAAAGAATAGTTGTTCGAATCCACCCGCGCCCACCAAACAAGAAAAATCCGAACCTGTTTCCGATTGGAGAGGGGTTCGGATTTTTCGTTTTCTTCGGGTACGATAACGACGGCTCCCGTGGAAGATACAAAACCCCGATACCTTGTCATAGACCGTAAGTCAATAACAAGATTTGGAGGGTATGATTATGAAGTACGATGAAAGAGCCTGCAAGTTTAACATGGATACCGGGTGTGTGGAACTGCTGCTCCGGGATGGGAGAAAAATCTCCATTGACTGCACCGGGGTTGAGGATGCACTGAATTTGACTATGGCACAGCAAACGGAATTGGACTACCTTATCTATAATGATCCACTGGGCTATGCAGATTTGATTCTGAACGGTGACCCAGAGGAATATTTGAAGAATGTGGCCGGGAGCCATGGGTTAGAAGATTAAGGGCAAAAAAATAAGAGGTGCGCCCAACTGGACACACCTCGGCGAGATACATCTATGTAAGACAGGGCGTTCCCTTTACCGGGAGCGTCCTGCTGTTTTTATGCGGCAACAGGCAAGGCTTGT